TTGACTACAATTGGGCGAATCTCAAGCATCTCAGGGAACTCCTTGATTGATGCTACCAACTTCTTGAACTTCTCGTCTTTGATTATGCGAGGATTGTTCGGGTTGGGTTTGATGTCTTTAAGTTTTACTATTTGCATTTTCTTTGGCTTAGTTTTACAAGGTGAGTGACTCTGAGCATTGCTTTCTCTTCTTTTTTATCTCCGTAGCGGATATGGCAAGACCTGCAAAGCCCCATCAGGTTTTCAATTACATCTCTTTCTTTTGAACCACCCATTCCACGGGCGTCAATATGATGAATGTCGGTTGCTTGTTGACCACACATCTCACACGGTATCCAATCCGTGGGGTGGTAGTTCATTTCCTTCAGATAAATCTGTGTGTGTTTTTTCACGCTTTTTTCGTTTTGGTTTTTGTTCATCATCTGAAATCTGTGCTGCTTGGAGTTCCTTTTGTTGTGCTTCGGCTCGGATAATTAGAGAATAGAAAGCTTCAACAAAACAAGTTGAGCAAGATGGCATAGGTTTTCCCATCTCGGTTTGATAGATGGTTCGGAGTCGGACTCCTTGTTCTGGAGTCACTCGGAAGTATCCTTGCTGCTTCCATTGCGTAAACAACGGAGAAAGTTCAAGGACAAAGTCAATATCTGTTTGATTCATTTATTTAATTTTATTACAAAAGTTAATAATACAATAAAAATACCTACGATGAGTATTTTAATAAAAAGTCTTTCTTCTTCATTCATAAAAAGAATGAATAAAGGGTTTGAGTAACGAGTAGGAATGCTACCCATTTGAGGTCTGTTTTTAGGCTATAATGTTTCATATATGGCTCAATTTGGTATGATTTTGTGCTTTATATGGCACATTACAAATAGCGGTTGATAGTTGTTGATAGCCACCCAGAGAGAGCAGCAAACGGGATGCCACTCCATCCATAAAGCGGAACAAAGAGTAGAAGTCCCATCCACCACGCCATACAGAGTTCACAAGTGAAAGGTTTAATGTTCGCCTTCCAACCTATCTCGGAGACAAAAATGATGGAGAGACAACTGACTCCGATTATTTCTAACAAGGTATTCATCGTTGATTTTGATTTTAAGTTCGTTTACCACTCGGAGGATTTCTTGACGGCTGATGTCGGTCACTCGTGCAATGGCTCTTGCTGACCTCGGTCTAATGTTCTCATCTCCTTTTGACCAGAGTTCCCAGATTCGGCTCTCATACCAATCGCACTTTTCAAGGACGGCATCAATAGCCTCTTGATGGTGTTCGGTGTAGGGTTCATCTTCGTGTTCAATCTCTACTTGGCTTGTGTCCTCCATTCCAATAGGGCGGATGAAGTTCTTCTCAAAGGAAGTTCGTTTGCCGTAGAACTGATTTAAGATGATGCGAGACACAAATCCTGCCCAATAGCCTGATTCGTATTTCTCAACAATCCAAGATTCGGACTTCTCGCAAAGGATGAGAAAGAGTTCTTGATAAAGGTCAGATGCAAGGTCTTTGCCGACTTTTATGCAGAATCCTCGTACCCATTCTTCACGAGTCAACTCCGATATGATTTCCTCTTTTGTGATATTTCAAAGTTTGTTGCTTTTTGTTGTTTATTTTCCACAACTTATTAACTCGTGGAATTGCCAACCATCCTTCTCATATTTCTTTCGGTAATATTTGACCTGAGCTTCTGTGGCACAACAGATATCAGATTGCATTATACCGTTCCGCATTACGAGAACCCAAGATTTCCCTGGTATGTAGGTAGATTTGTGACTCACTTTTGTTCATTTTAGGCATTGCTACATAGTAGGACATTTGATTGTACCCGTGAATGGCGGTTGAATGGTCACGAAGCAAATACTGCCCCAACTTTTTCCACGAGAATCCAGCCCTTCTGCCGATGTAAAAAAACACCTGCCGAGCGATTACACACTCTCTGATTCGGCTGCGACCTTTCATTTCTTTTAGTGTGGTTTGTGATGCGGTAGAAACTGCCATTGCTATTTCATCCAATGGGAACTCGGAAATGGGGTTGTCAAGATGGTCAAGAACCAGTTTGTATTCCTTAATCTTTTCATTGGCTTTTTGAAGGCTATCCCATAGTGCTTTGCATTTGCGTTCCAAGCGTTTGACTTGGATTTTGAGTTCCGTGTTTTCTTTATATAGGTCTGTCATTCTGTGAATTTTGTTAGTGACCCCGTGAACTTGACATCTATTGTCACGCATTCTCCGTGTCGGTTTTTGGCAATCATCAACTCAGCGTCTTCAGTTTGAGGTTTGTCATCCTGATAGTAGGCTGGTCGGTAAGGGAAAAGAATCGCATCAGCGTCTTGCTCAATCGCTCCTGACTCCCGAAGGTCAGAAAGCATTGGTCGGTGGTCTGAGCGTTGCTCTACGGCTCTTGAAAGTTGCGAGAGGGCAATGATACAGATGCCCAACTCTTTGGCGATGAGTTTGAGGTTGCGAGAAATCTCAGCGACTTCCTCTTGGCGGTTTGCTTTCGTGCCTTTCATCAGTTGGATGTAGTCAATGACAACAATGTCAAGTCCGTTCTTCTGCTGATGGATTTTGAGTTTGCCGAGCAGTTTGTCTATTCGGATAGAAGTGTCATCATCCAACCACAGAACCGGGTTGTCAGCGATGGTGTATTCCACTATGCGGTCAATGTGACCTTGTGAGAGAGAGTTGCTGCGAATCTTGTAGTTCTCAATATGGGTTTCGTGGGTTAGGATTCTTCGTGCAAGTTGGTCAACCGACATCTCTAATGAAAGAAAAAGAACCTTGTATCGCTTTGCTGCTAACAATGCCCAAGTCATAGCGATGGCTGACTTACCCATTCCCGGTCTTCCTGCACAGATAATCAGGTCTCCTCTGTTCCACCCACCCAAGTATTTGTCAAGGTATCTCCAACCAGTCATCATTCCGTTGGTTTCATCTTGGCGTTGAAAAGCCCCACAAATGTCATCACAAGCTTTGTTGATGGCTTTGCGTGAGGTTATTGGCTCTCTATCCATTTGGATGGTAGCGGTTGAGATTAAGGTGGTTAGTTGGGAAACAATGTCTCCTTTGGTATCTATTTCAGCAAGTCCTTGAACAAGTCGCTCGTGTTCGTATTTTTTGGCAAGTTGTTTCAAGTAGACATCCACCTGAGAATATTCTGTTGCCATTCCTTGTATCATTACCAAGCGTTTGAAGTCCATCGTGTCCTTTAACTCAATCAAGATGTTGTGATTGTTTAAAGGCTTGGAGGAAAGGTACAGTTCTTGAATCTTGGCAATGGCTTTGTCTATCGGTGACTCAAACCATTTGGAGTTAATAGAAAGGAGTTTGACTCTTGTGGTTTCATCAAACATTGCTGAGGCGAGGATATATTCTGATGGACTCATAAAGTTGCTTTTTTGTATTTCGGAGCAGCAAGTTCGGTTTTTTGTTCGGAAGAACGAAGCCAAGTTCTCACACTCGCTTTCCAATCCTTCATTTTGTTCTTGCCAACCATCCAACCTTTTGAGGAGTAAAAGTCAATGAAGCGTTCAGCATCAAAACCGGGAAACTCTGAATTGATTTCTTCCTTCGTAGGAGGAACAAACTTCTTTCTTACATTATCATTATCAGTATCATTATCATTTACATTATCGGCATTTTTGGCATCGTTTGGTATGCGGTCGGATGCGGTCGCATCCCATCGCTTACGAGCGTTTGCGGAGTTGCGTTCTCGTATCTGTTCGTACTTCTGCAAATCTCTCTTGAGTTGTTGCTTGATTGGTTCAAATGCAATCTTAGTGATAACACTTTCAGCATCTGGGTTTTGGTCGTTCACATATCTTAGGATATGCTTGAACAAGTCCCCTGCTTGTTCGTTGGTGAGTTGTTCTATCGTGTGAATGAGGTCACAATATAGAACAAATGATTTTTTGTTTTCAGCCATAAAAAAAGCCCGAAGCAGTTAGGCGTGAGAGAGACACCTAACCACAACGGGCGAATATATTTTGTTCTGAACCGACTCTCTCCCGGTGATGAACTATTCGTGTATGGTTATGCAAAGATACAAAATTGACTCAATATCCCAAGTCCTTTTTCCACTTCTCTTGATGCTCGTGGCGAATCTTGTACTTGCTTCCTCTGAGGTATTCTTTCTCCTCTTGCAACTTAGCACGAGTCCTTCTGATTGTTTCCGGTGAGGTGAAAGCCCCAGCAGCATACATTCTGAGAAAGTCCATCGCTGACATATTTGGGTTCGCTTGAAATTCACCTTTCCAAACCAAGGCTTGAAGAAAGTTGTCATCATCCATTGCCTTTGGATAGTTGAGCATCAGTTGTTCAATCTTGTTCTTCATAGTGCTTTCCCTTTATACAATTTTTTGCGTTCGGTCTTGAGATGCTTCTGCCATTCGTTGAATTGCGGAATTGGTTTGTCACGCTCAGGGACTTTTTGGTGAGGAACATCGTAGGAGTCAAGACCCTTCTTGATGATGAACTTGAGGTAGGAGATTGCCAAGATGGCAATGGCTACCGGGATGATTAAAATTGCTGGTATCATATGTATTCAATTTCGTGTGGTTGTACCCAAAAGATTCTCTCATCGTACTTGATAACAATCAAGCCGTTGTCTTCTACTAAAACTACCTCTACAATCTTTCCGTTGTGAACGAGGTATGCATACTGTGGTTTATTCATAGGTTGTTTCTGATTGCGTCATTGCGAAGCATTCCAGTTGTGTTGGAGATACCCCAACTCAATTCAGAATGTCTTTCACGACAAATTTCCATAATCAATGAATCGTGCCATTCAAGTTGTCTACCATTCATCATAATAGGATGCCATTCTCTTTCCCAATTGTCACCCCAAAAGGTAATCCAAGCCAGTTCTACTTGTTCGTTTTCCATAGTTTGTTCGTTTTCCATATTCAAAGATAAAAACTTTTTTAATAATTCAAAATAATTTTAAGAAATAATTTCAGCCAACATCTCAGAGGCTACTGAAATCTTCTCGTCTATCTCTGCTTTGACATCATCTTGGTATATCTCTATTTGATATATCTGTTTGTCCTCTGGCATTCGTGGATCGTAAGAAACGAACATCCCTTTTGACTTCTCAGTGGCTATCATTCCCAGTTGCATCTGCCAATAATACTCAGGCCGTGAGGACTTGAAATCCTCGTTGTCTTTGATGAGCATATGCTTGATGTGATTGTGGCTCTCGTATGGGCATTTGATTTCCAACAAGTGGCTAACCGATAGGCCGTCAGGAGATGCTCCAGAGAACACCCCATAAGAATAAAACTTAAACTCTTGGCCTCCGTAATAATCCCACATCTGGTCGCTCATTGCATTGAACTTCAAGAACGCTTCTTGCTCGTGTTCAACTCCCCAATCAAGGGCTGCTCCATAGATGGGTCGTTTCTGCCCAGTCAGAATCTCGGCTGCTTTTTCTATTACAAACGATTTGGCGGTCTCTGAGAGGATTTCTCCTTTCTTGCGTGGTGTACCCATTAGTTTGTGTATCTCGGAAGCCGTGAACTTTCCTATTCGCTGTGCTTCCCATTCTAATTGTGTCATTTCTGTTTGGTGTTAAAGGTTTCGTTGTAGTATGCTTCTGCTTGGCCATTAGTCCATTGAGTATGTGGATAGTCATCAAATACTCTTTGACCTTCTATGTGTGCATCCATTATCTGCTCCCTCTCAATTTCTTTGGCTTGTTCAATTATATTATTTGGGATACTCCAATTTTCTCTT